ACCACGGCATCGAACGTCGTGAGGGCATTTGCCTGGAGCACGACGTTGGCCATGGAGAAACCTCAGCGAGTTGCGGCCGGCCCCATGCCGAGACGGTTCTTCACCGGGGCGGCATCGGTGCGGGCGGCCTTCACGGCGATTTCTCGCCAGCCATCTTTGAGGTTGCCGTCACGAGCGAAGAGCCCGGACTTGTCGTCCCGCGCCACCTTCGCCGGGATGGGCTCGCCGTCGTCGAATCGCACGCTGCCGTCTGCGAGCTCTTCGGCCTCAGACTGCACGAGGTGCGGCTTGCCCTTCTTCGGGTCCATCATGGCGGCGTACCCCTTCTCGCTGAGGCGCGCGCGGACACCTGCGTTGCCGTACTGGTCGAAGGCGGACTTGGTGACGATATGGAACGTGCTGGGCATGAGTCTCCTCGTTGCCCAGCAGCGTCGGACGGGCGGAAGCTAGGACTGTGAAACCGGCTTGAAGACCGCGCCCCCACACACGAACGTGGCCGCAAGGTTGAGCTTGGGCGAGGTTCCGCTGACGAAGGCGACGGTGAAGACCGGCCGCACCCAGCGCTTCAGGCCACGACGATCGATCTCGATGCGGCGGTCCGCATTCGCGGTCGTGATCTGCGTGATGGTCACCAGCGGGTTCTGCGGGTTGGTGGCCACATCCGTGTAGGAGCCGTCCGTGTCGACGGTCGATTCCTGAAGCTTGCAGTCAACGGCGAAGCTGTCGGGCGTCCCGCTCGTCACGCCGGACATGACGTGAAGGACGCAGCTCTCGAAGTTCTGCATGTCCACGCCCGCGCCCTTGAGCGAGTAGGTGGCCGCGGCCGCCTGTGCGAGGGGGCGGAGCGAGGTCTTCGAGGTGGAGTCGCCGCCGACATTTCCGGGATGCATGGACATGGTGAGCTCCTAGATTTCAATGCCAGAAGCCCGGCGCTGGCCCGGGCTTGCGTGGCGTTCGGCGCCTGATGTCGACGTCTCTCAGAAGGCAACGCCCCAATCGACGGAGCCGATGCGGTAGAAGCTCTTGCCGCGCTGGAGCTCCACCCACTCGTGCTCCACGTGGCCCTCGAACACGGTTTCCCGGTTCGTGATGCCGCTGACCTGGTTGCCGTTGGCGTCCTTGTAGGCGCCGCCGCGGAAGGCTTCGAGCTTCATCGAGTCGTTCATCGCCTCCTTCAGGTTGGCGAAGTTGCCGACGTAGACGTTGGCCTTGTTGACCGTGCCGCTGCCGGCCCCGTCGCCCGCGAGGACCTTGGTGGTCTGCGTCGAAGCGCCCCACTTCATGCCGAACGCGGTGCCACCGCGCATCTCTTCGCGGAGCGGGTAGTGGTCATCCGTCCCGACCTTGATCCGCATGAGGCCGATGGCGTCGCGGTTGGTGAGGATGATGCCCGGGAGGACGCCCGAGTCTTCGTCCGTGAGAGGCGAGATCGCCATCTCTTGGCCCTCGTTCGTGATGACCTCGAGCGCCGTGAAGACGTCGCGGTTGATCGAGTCGTACGTGACCGCGCTGGAGACCAGCGTGCGGTTGGCGTAGTGCGCGGTCGTGGGTTGCTCCACCCAGTAGTCCAGGCCGTGTGGCTGGAAGCTGGTGCCGCGACCCTCGATGCCCATGAGGTCACCCTTGGCCGCCATGGCACCGCCCATGTGTTGGCGAAGGATCGCATCGACGGAGTAGAGCGGGGACTCGAGCAGCTTGTTGGCCAGCGCGCAGATGACCTGCAGGGTGCGGCCGTTGATCTGGAACTGCCCTTCACCGGGCGACCCTTCGCGCACGCCGTCGTTGTCTCCGACGTATGCGGCGGTCACCGCCGTGTCGAAGAACGTGAAGATCATGCCTTGCTCGAGCGGCATCGGCCCGGCGCCGAGGCGTCGAAGGATGCTCTTCGGGAAGACGTAGTCGAAGAACCCGCCCCAAAGGGAGGGGGAGACGAAGCCGGCGCCTGCACCAAGGACCGAGGTCCCGAGGGCGCGTTCAGCGAGAGCGCGCTCCTTCTCGTCGGCGCTACCGTGCTTGGCGATGAGGTCACGTGCCTCTTCGAGGTAGCCGGCCGCATCGTCGTTCGATCCGAAGAACCGGGCCGCCATGCCGAGCGCGTTCTCGGGGGTGATGCGCTGCTCGTGGGCGACGCAGAGGGCCACCGCACGCATGATGCGCATCGGCAGAAGACCGCGGCCATCCTGGATGCCAGCCGACCCACGGGGGAGAGAGTGGATGAGGGGGACCCGCTCACCGTTCAGGCGGATGAAGCTGGTGCCGGCCGTCGAGCGTGCGCGGTCAAGGCGTTGCTCCACGGACTCGTCTGCACGAAGCGCCGGCATCTTCGATGGGTCACCGCTCTGCAGGCCAGCGAAGAAGCGCGAGCGCACTTTGCCTTCGGTGCCGGAAGTCGAGAGCGTTGCAATCTTGGCGTCGAGCTCCGCGGCGCGTGCCTTCGACTCCTCGCGCACCTCCGCGAGCTGCTTGCCGATCGGGCCGAGTGCGGCATCGAGAGCGCGAGTGAGATCGTCGACTGCGGGTGCGTGCATCGGTGTCCTCCTGGAGACACCGACAGCCTTAGACGGGCGGAAGCTGCCCGCTGGCACGCGCCCACGCCTGGGCCGCGAGCGCAGACAGGTCGACCGGTGGGGCATCGAAAACGCGCGGGCGTTCCGGTCCCATCGCTGCATCCCATGCCGCCTCGAGACGAGCGCGCTCGATGGTCGTCAGGGCTGAGACCTCATCGAGGAAGCGGGAGAGGTGCCGGGCGATGGGCTGGGTGTCGACGCCGACCGCGCGGCCACCGCTGATGGCGTCGCTGTCAGCGCCGAAGTTCACGAGGGACCACTCACCCATGCGCCACGTCTCGACATCGAGCGCCCACGGGATGACGTTGCGCGTCTCCTCGTCCGCAAGGCGAGCTTCGATGATGTCGAAGCCGACGCTTGCGCGGTGCCCCTGCCCCGCCGCGATCTCGCCGATGGCGAACGAGAAGCCGCCGTCGAGCGCTTGGGAGAGTTCGCGGGGGTAGAAGGCACAGAGCGCGCTCACGCCGGCCGCTGACTTTGTGACGAGAGAGGCGCCGATGCGGGCCGCAGAACGTGACGGGGATGCACGCCACCCGCTGTATTCGTGCTGCCAGAAGACATGCGGCGCACGTTCGTACTCCTCGAGATCGCAGCCCATCGGGTCGAGGGTGTGGCCGTCGGCGGCACGCTGCGGGGTCGAGATGAGGAACGGCACGACGCGGCCCACGAGGTCGCCGCCAAGCCGCTCTTTCGCGGTGGCGATCTCGGTATCAGCCGCGGCCTCACGGCGCTTCGTTACCCGCGAGCTCAGGAGGCGCACGCCGGTGAATGCCTCGCGCTGCTTCTCCGGGGTCGCACTCACGACGCCGCGTATTCTTTCGGCCAGCGCATCACGTGTCAGGAACGGCATCGTCCACCTCGTCGTCTGTCGCGTCGTCGGTCTTCACGGGCTTCTCTTCTGTACCGGCAACAACCGGCTTCGGTGCATCACCGGCGATCGGCTGGCTCGGTGCGCCGGGGGCCTTCATCAGAACATTGCCGTCCGTCCGTGGTTCAGCGCCGCCGCGAGCTCGGACTTCATTGACGGTGAACGCGCCCGGGAGCGCGATCATCATCTTGCGCTCTTCCTCGTCATCGGACGGGATTGGCGAGATGTAATCGAGGATGAGATCGTCTCCGAACTCGGGCACGATCGTGGCCTGGAATGCGGCGCGAAAGCGCTCGGCCATAGGCACCGTGGAGTAGCGGGCGAAGTGGACTTCCGCCGCGGCGATCGTCGACTTGTTCGATGACTCGAGGACACCGAGGATTTCGGGCGGCGTTCCGAAGACCTGCATGCACATGTCGCGGAGGAACTTGCGGCCGTCGATGTATTGGCTCTCCACGAGAGTGTGTCCGACCTGCTGTAGCTTGAAGTCGTCGCCGAGGATGTGAAAGCCGCCTGCCTTGTCGGGACCCTTGTGCTTGTTCTCGATGTCGTTGGTGAGCTGTCGGAGCTGTTCACCGGTGGGTCGCGGCTTCCCCTCTGCGGGGCGGATGCCGAGCACGAAGTCGGGCATGCCGCGATTGAAGAAGCGGCTGCGAGCGGCGGCGCTCATGTACTCGTCCGTGTCGAGCTCGTCAGCGAGCACCGCGCCGGTGCCGATGCCGCGGCCGGTGTACGGATTCGACGGGTCGAGGTGACGCACCCAAACGAGATCACGGGGGTCAACGCGCGGATGTCGAAGGTTGATGACCTCGAAGTACGGCCGGCCATCCGATGGCACCGCCGTGATCCACGACGGCAGGACGGGACAGAGCTCCCACGGCTTGCCGATTCTCACGCCCTGCTCGTTGCGGAGACCGTCCACGCCGATCGGCCCCTCGCCCGTCAGGTCCATCCAGGTGGAGAGGAGCTCCCAAAATGCCGATGAGGTGAGCTGCAGCTCGGGAGCGATGGGGTGCTCGAGCAGGTCAAGGAGCTCGTGGTCGTAGACGGGCTCGAGCTCACCGGCCTTTTGTGCAGCGGCTTGGGCGCGATGGCGCGTGACTTGTCCGCTGCGCATGCCGTGCAGACGTGCGGCGCGCTTCGCCTTTGGTGCGCGGTAGACCACCCACTCGAGCGCGGCCATCGCCTCGGCCCGTCGACGCACAACACCGTGAAGCCATGGCACCTCACTGTAGGCGTTGAGCATCTGCCACGAGCCACGCTTGGGGAGGGACCACCCACCGACAGCAGACGCGAGCTGCTCGGCCATCGTGCGGACTTGCGCCGAAGACGAGGGAGCAGGCAGCGCCAACGGACGCGGCGCGCGACTGAACATCCCGGAGACGCGAGCGAGGAATCCCACGAGCCAGCGTCAGCCGGGCACAAGCTAACGAGGGGAGATGGTTGCGGCGCCGCGAGTTGAACGCGGTCTTCCGGGGAATGAGCCCAGCGTAGTGCCAGTCCACTACGCCGCGCGGTGAGAGTCGGGCGGGCGAAAGCGGTGCCACGGCGCGCACCAACAAACCATACAGTTATTCCGTTTCCCTGCGGTTTTCGGGGCGCGTTGTGCGACCGAC